TTTACTGGCGATGTTATACGGACATCGTGTAATTCGTCTAATTCTTGACCATTACGAATCTTAATAAACAATTCTCCAGACCCAGCATTACTTTTAACGCAAACACCAATATAAACGGTGTGTTGAGGTGCTTGCGGCTTTGTTGATGTTAATCCTCCCGCCACCGTTGGCGAAAGGTAAACAGCTGAATCTTCTACTAATGCACTTGTATTTATATTTGTAATTAAGCCTTCAGTAATTACATAGCCACTTTGATTATTTAAGATTGATTCAGCCACTATTCCAAAGGTACTTGCCGAAAAGGCATCGGTAACGCCTAATGCTTTTTCAACGGTTATCTTGTTACCCCGACTTCCTGACAAATAAACCACAGTACCTTTTGCTAACGTTGCACCTGTGCGATTGTTTACGCGTTGGTGTAATTGTTGCCCAATAACATTGGTAACATCTCCACCTTTTAAGCCTTGAATTAAAGAACCTTGAGTATCGTTATATTCAACCTCACCTACTCCTACCGTGCCATCCTTGGCAGTGTTAAAGGTAATAGAATCAAAAGGCATAGTTAAACCTCCTCCTGCACCACTAATGGCTGCCCATGAACCTTGCTTAAATACATATAAAGAACCGCTAACAGAGTCAAGGATAAGATAGGCTTTTACATTATGATCTGCATAGCTTGTAGGCTTTGTTATTGTGTCTGTCGCTCTACCTCTCCACACCAAGCCGTTGCCACTGGTCTGCCATCCTAATCTCTGCTTATTGCCTGTGATTGGGTAAGGAATGGAATCAATAGAGGCATAAGATATTCCTGCCACCAAAAGAAAAGCAATTACAAGTCCTTGCCGTTTGTTGCCTACTTTGTCAATGGCTTTTCCGATAAACTTTCTTGCTATTCCCATTACTAATTCATTGGCTAACACCTTGGCAATGTTTCCAACGGCTTTTAAAAACTTTCTTTCTTTTTTTGGTGCTTGTATCTCTTCCATTATGCTAATATTATAAATGTAACAATGTAATTACTACCATCATAATGTGTATTGGTATTAATGGTAATTGTATTAGGCAAAGTTACGACATATTGTGATTTAATTAGCAATTGTCCATTCTGATACACTTGCAATTGAGCATCTTGATTTGTTATAGGTAGTTGATTATTATTTTTAGTAATAGTCAATACATTTGATGAGGTTGCTAAAAACTCTTGAGCATATATTGCAAAAGTAGACCCTGTTACGGTAACATTACTTATAGTTTCTGTAATATTAGTTGATGATGTACCACCGCTACCACTTGAGAAAGGAGTGCCATCTTCCCAACCTAAACCTTTAATTACAACACTTCTTTCTGTGTATGGCATTATTCATCGTTTTTAATTACAAACCAATCACCAGTTATTATATCTGTCATACATTCATAAGTACCTCTTTCAAATACCCAAAAATTATCATTGTCTTGAGCAATAACAGATGTAAAATCTATAACAAAGTGTGGGAGAAATGGGTTGTTAAGATTTTTATTTTGGAATCCTACATTGATCATTCTTCTTACTGGTTTTAATTGGCCTTTAATAACTTCGTTAACTAATATTTGAGATATATTTTTACCAGTACCAACATCAGCAATAGTCCAACCAATAGGACTTGCTAAGACAAAATTACCATCATTATTCTTTACAAATATTGCACCTGGAGAAGATGTTACTGGACCATCACCAATCTTAGTTTCAATCCTTGCTCTTAATGATGAAAAAACATTGTTGTCGCTTGCATATTCGTATATATCATTTTGATTTTGAATATTACCATTAGGTAAAAATTCTAAGTAATTATCCGCAAATGAATAATTGTAAGCTAAAAGTTGTGATGTAATATTTGTTCCTGCTGCATTTCTAATACTTTTAAGTATAATTTGAAATGAATATTGAGATGTCGCAGGAATAGCTAATGTATCAAATGCTACTACTTTATTAAAAATGTATGTTAAATCTTGACTAATTACATCAGATGTAAATTGAAATTCACTTGGTGTATTTTCCCATGACGCAGCAGAAAATATAGTATTTAATCCCTCAAAAGTAGCATTTCTTCTTAACCATCTAACAGGACCTACCATAGATAGGTTACTTATACTACCAATACTAAAACCTACTACAGAACTTTGTAATTTAAAACCGGTTGTATCTACTGCTATTAAATCAAATTCAAAATCACCAGATTCTGTTATTTCAAAAATTGCGCCACCCATATAAACTTTCATGTTTCCTTGCTGGATGGTAATTTTTAATTTTACACTATATTTATAACCAATAGTTGCAGCAATTAATGATTTTGCAGCTTGAGCAGAATTGGTAACATTGAATTTTAACTTTTTTTCATCAACTGAAAAACCACTTCCCAAAGACCAGCCGCTTGAATCTTCAAATTCTTGTACAGGAATTACAAATCCTTTTTGATTAATAATGGCAGCAAAGAAAAATATGTGAGGTTGAAAAGTAAATCCTGCTAAATTATATGATGTAAACAAAGATAGATTACTTGTATAGGACAACCTTGCCTCTAAATTATCAGCATCAAGTTCTTCTAATAAAATCTCACCAGAATCACCTTCACTTGGATTTAAAAAATTAAAAGTATTGTAAGTAAATAAAGCACCTGGTATTAAATTTCTTCTTGCAGATGTTTTGTATTCTACAATCATTTCTCTTAATGGTGCATAATATCCAAATCTACCACCGCCAATTCTAACTAAATCACTTTCTGCTAAATTAGTTTGATTGTTTACTATAGCTAAATCTCTATCATCAAAAACAGTAGGATCTTCAATTCCATTTGCAAAGAAATTAAAATATCTCATTGCATTAGGATTCATGTATTCATTAATTTGAATCAACCAATAATTTGTACCAGAGAATATTAATCTTGAAGCAAAGGCCTCACAGATTGCTACCAATACATCATAGCAAGTTGTGTATATATAATTGTCTTTTGTATCTTTCCAATAAAATGCTTTGTGATTAATTTTTACTCTACTTAAAATATTATTGTTTTCAGAGTAGGTATAAAATGAATTATGCCAATTACCTATAAAACTTAAAATAGGTATATTAGTAGAATAAAAAGAGTTTACAAAACTTAATTTATTAAGGCAATTCATTATGTGATTTGCCAATGTATCTGCTCCTACAAATGGACCATTAGGTGCTTTGTATTCTATATTTTTTAACCAACCAAGTCCATCAACTGCAATTATATCAAAATTATATCCTATAGCATTAGCAACATCTTCAAATTCTATTAAATCAATTAGTATATAACCAAACCATTTCATATTAATTGTACTGCCATTTGCAGCGTAAGCATAATACTCAACAGTAAATCTACCCTCTTCACTATCAACTAACTGCTCAACAAAAGTTTGTAAAATAGAACTATTTACAAAAAATGAAAAGTCGCAAGTACTACCAATTACCGGTGCAAATCTTTCACTACCCTTTTTTCTATTGCTATCCCAATTTAAATTTAAATTAACCAAATTTATTGGGTTGATTACACCGGAATAATTTGCATCATTGATATACAATTTAAACTCTCTACCTTTCTCAGAATAAATTCTTGCCTCAAATCTTCTTGCCATTATCTTATTCTTAGGTTTTTAGAATCTGTTCTTTCAAGTATTAATTGCAAATCAGTTCCAGAGATACTTGTTTTAAGTATATATGGAGTACCACCACCCGTGTCTCCTAACATAGCTTTTAACTTTGATAAAGGTGCAATAACTTCTGGGTCAATTCCAGCATTTCTATTATCACCAACCATGGCCATTGTAGGACCAAATGCCAAACCACCTTCTGCAAGAGCAGGTGTTTTTAATTGACTCTTAACAAATGTACCTAAAGCAACCAATGCAATACCAGCAGCAATTGCACCAACACCACCTAAAGATTCTAAGGCAACTTTAATTGACTCCGCAGCAAAACCAGTTGCAATGGCCATTTTTCCAAATTGTATTAAAGCATCTGCTAAAGGCATTAAAATCATATTAATGGAAAAACCTGCTCCAGCTAAAGCATTGCCAAGTTGTTCGCCAAGAGCAAAGGCAACATCTGTTAAAGTATTATTTACTAAGTCTGTTAATTGTTCATTTAACTTTTCAATGTCAACCATTGTTTTCTCAATCTGATATTGAGATTCAGTCATTGGTTGAACAATACCTTCAGTTATATTACCTTTTACAATACTGCCTACTTCTTCAGATGTATCTTTTAAATTTCTCATTGATTGAGAAACACCATCTATGAAGCCTGTAGCTTTTTGTATTCTTGCACCTATATCATCTGTAAATATTTCTTTAAACTCTATATCTTTTGGTGCTTGAAATTGAGGCAAAGGAGTGACATTAAAATCTCTAACTTCAATTTTATCCCATTGTTCATTTACTTTATTTAAAGTATCCTTTAAATAATTATATTTTTCTGCTAATTGTATTGCATCAGTAGATAAAGCACCTTGTGTTAATACAACACTTTTGTATTTATCTTCAGTAGTTTTTAATTCTTCATTTAATAACTCGTATTTTGTTTTTACCTTATCTGTACTATTATTTAAATTGTCATTACTATTTATTTCTGTTTGTTTAGTGCCTTGTAATACATCTAATTGATTTTGATATTTGGTAATTTCGTCTTTTAAATTTTTTACAGTTTCAGAGTTTTTACCATATTTTGCAGAACCTTCTTCTAAAAAAACATTTAAATCTCTAACCTTATTAGTAAGGTTTTCAATTTTTTCAGCTTTTAATTTATCATTATAAAGACTTTGTTTATCAGTTAGTGTTACAAGACTTGCTTCTGTTTTATTATAAGCATTTTTTAATGTTTCAATTTTAGTTCTTAATGTTTCAATAGATTTGCCTTGAACATCATATTCAGTTTTAATCACACTTCCAAAACCAGTTACAGGGCCTGTTTGTTGTTTTTGGAAATTAGTTCTATTTTGTTCTGCAATAAATAATTGCTCCTCTAAATCAAGTAATTTTTTTTGTTGTTTTTCAAGAACTCCTTGAGCAGCTAATACTTTAAATTTATTTTGTAAAGCAATATTTCCTTTTTCTTGTGCAATTCTTATTGCATCAATACTAGTTGCCTCTTCTATTAAGTTTGGTAAATAATCAGTGTATTTATTATTAATTATTTCAAGTGCTTTAGATCTTGTAACTAAACTAGCATTTGCATCTTGAAGAACATTCATTAAACTATTAAACTCTACAGCTTCTTTTCTTGCATTTTTAGCCCCAACAGACAAATGGTTATTAAAGGTGTCCATTGGCTTTGATGCTTGATTTGCGCTATTTACCAATAAACCAACTGTAATTGCCGCAGCCGCAATTACCGTAATCCAACCACCAGTAGTTAATGCTAATGTTTTGGTAACTTTGTCAAATATTACAAGTTGTCTAACTGCTTGACCCATAACATAAACAAATGTACCTAAAGCAGAGCCAACTTGACCTATAATCCATGCTAAACCACCAAATATTGCTATATTTTTAGTTGCACCTAATATAAACTTTTGCATTCCATCCGATAAACTTCCAAACCAATCAGATAACATATTTATCCTTTCAGTTACACTATCTATGACCGCTTCTAAATCTATATTCTTTAAAATGGCTTTACCCATTTCAGCAGAGGCAAATTTTAAAGCATCTCTTAAATTATCAAATTGATTTCTTATACCTCCTGTTGAATTTAATACTTCTGGTAAAACCGCTAAGGATTCGGTTAGTCGCATAGCAAACTCCTTAGCCCCAACACCAGTTGCTCTTACCGCTTCAATATTATCTGTATTAAATGCTAATTTTAAAGCTTTACCAATTAAAGGAACGGCAGATTGAATAGGCTTAAAATCTTCTGCTAGAATTCTATTCTTAGAAATCATTTGAGTCAACTGGTATTGTACGGCTTCTAATTCTACCGCACCACCACCAGTTGTTGCAATTGCTTTACCAAATGTTTCTAATACCTTTCTTGCTTGTTCTGCTTGTAAACCTACCGCTTGTAATCTAATACTACCTCTAACTGCTTCTTCAAATCCTAAACCAGGTAACTTTGCACTTTCCTTTAATTTACTTAATTCTTTTGTTGCTTCACTTGTACTACCCATTATTGCAGCCATACCTCTCTCTAACTGGTCCATAGAAGCAGCCGCATTAATAAAACTTGAACCCATAGCAATTATAGGTCCTGTAAATCCTAATGTTACACCTCTACCAATAGCTAAAGCCTTTTGACTAAATGCGGCCATATCCCTACCAACTACCTTTAATGCCCTTTCTAAAGGACTGGCGTCAGCACGAATTTTTATAGATAGTATTCCTTGAGCCATTATAGTATTTCTTTAGTTAGCATTGAATTACCTTTAACCAAGGTGTCCATTAAATCCATTTCTTGATAATCCCTTTCTGTTAAAACTCTTTGTTTAAAGTTATGATCCCAGGGAAATTTAATAAGATCATTAGGCTTTAAAGTTTTATGTTTGCCAACATAAGGTAACATTGCATTAAATGCAATAAACCTTGATTGTTCCCAACTTAGTCTATATTGATTGTTTACAGAGTTATAATAACCATCAATTTTAATCATTAATTCTCTCCAATCAAACATATTCATTTCATCCGGTGTCATTTGTAATTCACCCAAACACATTTTTTCAATATCCTCAATCTCAAGAGGCTTTGCGTTTGGGTTACTTAGTTTTTTTCGTTTTCAGTCGAACCGCCTCCCATGCTTTGAGCAACTAAATCACTAAAATCTTGTAGCTTGTTATAATCATCAACCATTTCACAAAAGGATTCTAAATTAAAAGGATTATCTTTTCCTTCTCTTTTATAGCCATTCTCTACCCCTAAATAAATAACTTCATAGAGTAAACTCAAATCATCATCTAAAGCTTCTTTAAATAATGAGAATTTAATGTTTTTTTTCTTTAAAAATAAACTTAATGCATATCCACCTAATTTAAAAGGAATTTCATTTTTGTTTATTTCAATGTGATTTACCGATACCATAAAAAAAAGTTTATTGATTTATAATTAGATACTAATGAGAGTTGACAAAGTGTCAACCCCCAAATAGTATCGGAAAAATTTATGCAGTTGTAGCAGTAACAATGTTAGAGTATTCCCCTGTTCCTGTAGCATTTATAGCAGCAACCCTAAAGTTGTAAACCGTTCCAGTAATTAAACCAGTTACCGTAGCAGTAAGTGCAGTAGATACCGCGTCTGTAAATGTCAAATATGTCTGTGAATTAGATGTCTTGTATTGAACAAGATAATCTGTAATTGGGTACCCACCATTAGGTGTAGGAGCAGTCCAAGTTAATGGCATAGTTGTAGTTGTCGGTGTTCCAGCTGATGCAGTTGGAGCGGCAGGAACAACTTTAGTGTATCTTGTAACCGCACCATTAACTCTTAAAGAACAAGAAGCCGTAACACTTTCTTGATTTGCAGCACTTAAGGACAAACTTTCAATAAAAGCATTAAATGTAAATATAGAATCACCAGTAATATCTGATGTATAAGTACATACTATTGATGTTCCTGAATCCCAAGAAGAAAATAAAGTGTTAAATTTTGTGTTTGCACTTGCGTCACCAATGTCAGCAAACATTAATTCAGTTGAAAATGTAGCTGATTTTTGTCCAGGACTAACTTCTACCCAAGCAGATGTATTATCCTTGTGTGCGAGTTCTCGCATTGCTCTTGTTAAATCTAATGTATCAGATGTTGAATACGCAACCGCAACACCATCTACATATAATCTCAACAAAGAACCGTTCATTATTCCAGTTGTAGGCATTTTGTTTTATTTTAATTTTGACTTAATCTTGTTTCCTTTATTCATTTCGGTATCGTAATTTATATCATGCTCATCAATTTGCATTTGTTCCATTAATTGTTCTTCGTTGACAATTATTGGCACATAAACTACTTCCTTTTCTGGTTCTTTAGTCGGCATAATTTCTACATCAGCACCTTCATAAAGTTTAGCAACACCTAATTTATATAAAGATGACGCAAAAGTATCTAAGACCTCACATACATCACCTTTCTTAAAATTATTATGTTCTTTTAAAAAAATTATTCTCATAGTCTGTTTATTTTAAATAAGAAATCTATTGCTATCCAATATATTTTGTCCTCCATTACAGGATCCCCAGTAGTTTCATCTTCAAATATACACCAATCTAAATTAATTGAATTGTATGTTCCTCTTAGATTGTCAAATTTATTCCTTAAAGCTATGGCAACATTTTCACTTGTGTCATAACTATTAGAATAAACAAAAAAAGTAACCTTAACCATATCCAAAGGACTAACAATATTTTTTACTCTTGTTGGTGCAGTATTTACTTTGGAAAATGTTATGTAAGGATAAGCTACAGTATTAGGTGCTTCTTCCGGATAAACTCTTGTGCCTATTAAACTAACAAGAGTAGCATCACTTGCAACAATGGTATAAATTAACTTACCTATGTTCATTGTATTCTATAACTTAATCCTGCCGCTTTAGCATTCTCATTTATCAAACTATGTGTTCCTTTAATCACTACATCTCTGGATGCGTGAAAAGCTTTCAGAAATCCTTGTAATAATACTTTTGTTTGGAATGCAACCGCACTACCGTAAAGAAAATTTGTATAATATGCATCGGCCTTATTAACGCCATCAAATGGACCTCTACTAACTTTAGTAGGATAATTTTTAAGTGTACCAATTACAATAGTTTCAATTCTTTTTAACCTTGGTTTAAAAGGGTTAAGAACTTTTACTGATTTTCTTAAATGACCTGGTATAAATGATGCCCTATATTCTTTTTCGGTAGTTTGACCAGTTTTTTTATTTGTAGTTTTTTTTGTAAAATACCGATAATGAACACCACCTTTATAAATAGGAATTTGAGGTTTGACTGCTGCAACCATAGGTTCTGCGGCATTGTGTAGTATATCCATTTTTTTTGCATCCCAATCTTTTTTAAAATTAGTTCGCATCATGTGTAATGCATCTTGGACATCTCTATCAAAGATTTGCCATTCAACATTAAAATCCTTTTCAACAAATTTACCTTGTTGTTCAGCACGTCTTGTTTCTACACGCAACTTAGCATAATCTACTCCTCTATTAGTATTAGTAAATGATAATGGTCTTCTTGGCATTAGTATCCTTGTCTATAGAAACCCGTTGCAACTATAATTGATCTATCATCAGAATAAGCAACTGTTTCAATTTGGTAATAATTTGAACGATACAAAAATCTACTGTTTACAGAAATATTAACATTATAACGTAAAGTAAATTTTATTTTTTGTTGTGCAACAATCCTATCAGCCTCTTCCTCTTCAAATCCCGATGAGTAATCAACTTTTGCCCATACAGTTTGTATATTAGTCCAACTTTCTGATTGAAATCCACTATCAGATTGAGATATGGTTTTATTTTGAATAACAACCCTTTCTCTCATTTTACCAATTACCTCACTTTTATTATACCCAATCATATTTATATCGGTTTAATAAAACATCACTTGCATTTGGCATTTTATGCATTGCGTCAGTTCTGTTGTCGTACATTGATGCAATCATTTTTAATACGGCTATCCTAATGTCTGAAGGACAATCTGTAGCAGCAGTTCCATATCCAGCAGTATAAGTAATAGTCACATCGTTTAAAGACAAGTAAGTATCCGGAAAGTCTTGATCTACCGCTTCTGCAATAATTCCTCTATAAGCATCTACTTCATATAAACTTGGCGATAATACTTGAGATACCCCATTTTCATCTAAATAAGTAATAGAAGATACTGCAACACATGGATAAACTAACAGTTTAATTACGTTTTCATAATCAGTTGCTACTTTGTAGCTTGATGGGAAACGCTCTAACTTTTGCACAATAGTTTTTGTAAGGGTAGATATATTTTGTCTTGATTCTATGGCTTGTCTTGCAGCCTTTAACATTGTAGTAATAAGAGAGTCGTCAGTTGAATCATCAACTTTCAAATAATTTTTGACTTCCGCAGATGTCCATAATTCATTTGTCTGATCAACGGTTACTCTCCAAATTTTCATCGTTTAATTGCTTTTTTAGATTTTTCACTAATCTTTGTTTCTATAACAGGATTATTTTCAGCTACAATAGGTTTATCTGTTACAGATTCTGCTATTCCTGCTTTAATCAATTCTTTTGCCGTAATCTCGTTTAGTTCTGCCTCATCCCCCTGAAAATATCCAAGAGAATGAGGCGAACCTGAAGGAGATTTTATAAATCTCACTTTCATTTATTCGTTTTTAGCAACAAAATAAGCTGTATATCTAGTTGATTGAGTACCAACTCCTGTTAACACTAATCTATATTTAGTACCACCAATATATGTATCTTCATTAGATTGCACTAAACCATTTACGTTTAATGTGTCCAATGTAGCAACATTAGTATAATCGGTAGAACTTGCAGCTTGTAAAACGGTAGGCAAAATATAAGTAGTGCCTGACAAATTAGTAGCTACAATAGACCAGTAACCTTTCCAAGGGCTTAACAAGCTCACTGGAATAGTAATAGTGTCTATTTCAGTATTTGTGATTGTGTCACTAACTGAATAACTATAAAATGTACTTGAAGCATCATCATAATTAGCATCAAGTGTTTTACTTCGGTCGTTTTTAAAAGCCGTTAATCCAATAGCAGCAAAAACAAACAAACCAATTAATATTTTTTTCATTTTTTTAGTTTTTATATGCCAGTAATATCTGCATCTTTAATAGCCGCAAATGAAGCAGCGTGACGTACCGCAGCATCCCACCATGAGTTAACTACAATGGTAACTAAAGCGTTTTTGCTAGATGAATAAGGATCAACCACAACATCTAAACCAGCCCACTGACCAATAAGCATTTCGGCAAAGTTTCCGAAAATTACTGAATGCAAATCGGTGCCATTACCTTTTGTAAGGTTGTTTGGAACTTGCGTTGAAACATAAGCGCGATACCCATTTAACAAATCAGTTCTAATGCCTTGCTGACCAACAGGAGGCGCACCATCTGACCAAACAAACTGGGCAGTACCTGAAGCTTTTTCTGTATTCTTTAAAAATCCTCTTACTCCAGGAGTGGTAAGATATGCTAAAGTGCCAAAATCAGCATTATCAGTAGCTAATGCAGTTTCTAAGTCAATAATGTGTTTGTAAGTTAACGGTCCACCATCGGTACCAATAGCAACTGAACCAATACCAGTAGTATTTAAAATACCATAAAATGGCTGGGTAGAATTATCGCCATTAATCAAAGCATAATCCAAAGCTCTATTAATTGCTTCGCTCAAACGATTTCTTACAAAGTTTTCCACGTCAATAGACGATTGAACAAGTAATTGTTTTGAAATATCAGTGAATGCACCCAAACGATTTGGAGACATACTAATTTTATCAAAAGTTGGGCTTGTTTCATCGTTGGCAGAGTTTTCAGTTTCCCAAACCGCAGTAGCCGCAGCATCATTACGCGGAAAATCTAAGTTACCTGTTAAACCAGTCAACAAAGTTGCACCTGCCTGAATAACAGCTAATCTAGGGTCAAGAAATGGAATCAAATCACCTAAAATAGTTGGTACTGTGTTACCACCACCAGCCGCGGAGCTAACAGTCATATCTCTTTTTTCATTCTTTACAATCATTTTAGGAATGTAAAGATTTCCAGAAGCAGAAATGCCAGCCTGTTTAAATTCTCTTTCGGCTTCCTGGTGCATTTCCAATTCTAAGCCGTCTAAGTTTTTATTATTGGCTATTAAATTAGCGGCACGAAGAAATGAGTAATTTTTCTTTACTCTTTGCTCGTCACTAACTTTATTTTCGTTGCCCCTAGTAGCAGGAGCAGCCATTCTTTTGACTTCGGCTTCTAACATCAAGTGATTGTCAATATCACCTTCAATATTAATAACCTCATTCCTAATGGCTGTTAATTTCGACCTTTGTTCATCGTTGGCATTTGCTCCCAATGTTTCAATGGCAGAAATTAAAGATCGCATTTCTTCTATTTTAGCGGAACGCGACTGCTTTAATTCATCGGATTTTAACATGTTAATATTTTTTTAAATTGTTTATAAATTCAACAAACTCATTGAAATTGCATTCCGCTTTTTCATTTTGCTGAATATGTCTTTCCATATTTCTTGCGGCTACAGTAGTATTTGGATTAGCAGGATAAGTAACCGGAGAAACATCATATACTTTGTCAATTTTTTTAATTGTTCTTTTCCATCTACCATCCCTCATTTCCCATGAATCACCATTGTCCTTTAATGAAAATGCAAAAGATGACTGATAAACATCGCCTCTTTTTATTAAAGTCATAACATCACTTGCAGCATTTGTTTCTGGTGGGTCAATAGTATATTTTAATTTATTGCCTTCCCTTTTTATTTGCAAAGTATTATTTTTTACTCTTCCAAGTACAATATTCTGATCATGATTAAATAAAGCAGCTGCCTCACTAAAATCAGCATCATTAAAGGCATCCATATCAATTTCCTCATCAAAAGTACCCATATCATACGGACTATCCATAGATGAAGCAGTACCTTCTATTTTTCTTTCCTCTACTGTAGAAAATTCTATGTTAAAATATCTTGTTTCCATATCTTATTGTTGTTGAACATTATTTTGTTGCCCTTCCGCAGGAACTTCCCTACTATTAGATGCTAAAGGCATGCCAAATTTATCGCCACCTTCATAGGGATTAAATCCTTCAAGATTTCTAATTTCATTTGGTGCAATCGCTCGAATATTATAAAGTTTAGTGTAAAATTCTGCTCTAGCCATAACGTCACCTCTATACAACTCGTCTAAATCTAATTTAACGTAATATTTACCCCAATCTTTTTGTGGAAATAGTTTTGTGTTAAACTCGTTTTCTATTCTCTTAGTCCAAGCCCTTAAAGTGTATTGAACAAATATTCTGTTTAATATCTCAATATTTGTTGTAGAGATATTGTTGTTTCCTAAAAGCAAAAAGCCTGGAACACCCGTAAGATTAGATATATCCTCAATAGTTAATTTTCTTGCATCAATATCCGCAGCTTCTAACCTTGAAGCAATAGGTTTAAATTTAAATCCAGCCTGTAAGAAAGCTACACCCTGTTGATTATTAGGTCCGGAGTGTTTATCTGCCCAAGACTTTTTAATTACATTTAATTGATCTTCGTTTAAAATAAGATCCGTCTCAACAGTTCCACTTAAATTAGTTCCTTTAGCATAAATGTCATTGCCATAGTCAATTTCATGTAATGCTCTTGATAAAGTTGTTTTACCAGCCTCAATCAAACTCTTACCCCAATAACCGTTCTCACTAAACGATTTAATGTGTAATACTTCAGAAGAACTATAAATTTCCGTGCTATTTTCTAATTTATAATAAAACTCATCGTTTATCTTGTACATTTCCCAAGGAACATCAACTAAATGCAAATTAATTACATTTCCTGTTTGATTTCTGTGTGGTATAATAAGTACATTACCACTTTTGGTAGTCATTGAACCATTAACCGCTTGTCTGACTATTGCTTCCCTAAAACTAAAGGTATCGTATTTGCTTGATGGTCTATACTTAATTAAAGAATACAAAGGATGACTTATTGCCTCAACAACATTGCCATCAGCCTTAGTTTCGTATATAGAAAATGGTAAAGATGCAATTTGCTCACTCAAAATAGATAATGCCCTAAAATAAGCTGGTATAGACAAAGATGTTTCATGACTAACACGCCTTTGGTTAGTACCAAATAAATCTTGATACAATTTCCAATCTTTAGCGGGCCCTAAATTGGAAATTCTACTTCTTTTAATGAATTTTAATATTTTATTTAAAAATTCCATATTGCAAAGATGAATATAATAAATTTATTAAGCAAATAAAAAATTTATCCAATAATTAGGTTAAAATCCAAATTAATTTTATTTTTTGGGTCAATAGCCTCACCAATAGCCATGGCAGCCGCAACCATACCGTCTATTTTTTCATTAGATTTCCTTTTATCAAATTTTACAAGTCCTGTAGAATTAATAATTAATGCTACATTTGACAACATCCACTTTGCTACTGGATCTCCATCGTGAAAAACTTTTTTACCAGTAATCATTTTTTCGAACTCACATATAGGTGTGTTCATCTCTGGAAAACTTTGTGGGAACGGTCTTACGTTAACTCCCCTTTCTTGCAATGAAATAACAACGTGAGTGGCTCTCCATGGGTCATAAGCAAGACTTCTTATATTGTATTTTTGGAATAATAGATAAATATCGTTAATAATAACATCGTTATCTACAATATTGCCATTAGTTACCTTAATACTGCCATTTAATGCCCAATCCATGTAAGGTACACCATCCCTAAGACTTCTTTCCTTTACATTATCTTCCGGAATCCAATACTTCCATATTAAAAAAGCTGGTTTGCCATCAAATTCAGGAAAAAACAAAGAAAATGCACTAATATCAATAGTTTGAGCTAAGTCAAGTCCACCAAATGCTGGTCTGTTTAATAAAAAATCATCTTTTACCTTCATTTCGCACTCATTCCACATATTTTCATTAATCCATGTAGCGTGAGTGTTTGTCCAAAAGTTTAAATTTTTTGTCATAAAGCCAATTTGCTTGGCTGCACCTTCGTTTATGGCTTTAGTATATTGGTCTTGCAAATAACCCATACCAATAGTTACATTCATCGAAGGGTTGGACTTTACCCAGTTTTCATTATTTTGCCAATCGTCATCTTCGTCTAAGGAAAAAATAAGGGGAAACACCGCATCATCGTGTTTATGGCCTTTAATAATATCTAAACAAACTTTTCTTAACTGGTAACAGGGACTTTCCTTATTAAATCCAGCAGTAGTGGTAATTAGTATTAATGGCTGACTTCTACTACCAATACCAGATTCCATAATTTCTAAAACCGAACTGTCTGGATGTGCGTGAAATTCATCCACTATAGCCACATGAGGATTTAGTCCATCTAAAGTTTTGGCATCAGATGACACAGGAATCATCTTAGAGTTTGACCCGATAGAGTAAATTGAGTGCGCTCTTACTTGAACCATCTTGTTTACCGCTGGGCTATCCTTTTTTAAATAATCCAATATTACTTTTGCAGCATCCCAACATATCCTTGCCTGGTCACGGGTAGTGGCAGCAGTATAAATCTCCGCACCTTTTTCTTGATCAAGAATAAAACAAGCAACCGCAGTAAGGGCAGCAGTCTCTGTTTTTGCATTCTTTCTTGAAATTTCTAAGTAAACCTTCCTAAATCTACGTTTTTTATCAATTTTACGCTTCCATCCAAATATCATAGCCCAAAAAAATTCCTGCCATGGCATAACGTTAACATTCATAGCAGCATACTCACCTTTTGTTAGCCTACACACCTTCATAAAAGAAATATAGGTATCAGCTGCCTTTTGGTCGTAATAATAGGGGTAATTACTACTTTCTGACTTATTTAGGTCTTCATAATGCCTTTGTATAGCTAATCTTGCATATTCACCTATCTTTTCATTTTCAAGTTCAAACATTAGGCGTTTTTAATTAGCTTCATAATCGGATCTTCTTCTTTCTTATCTGCCCGGTTAAAGTATTCAAGCTTTAATCTAGCCTTTGGGTCTAGTCCAAACCTATCGGACATATCATTGTAAATCTCAACCGACTGTTTAAACATGGTCCACTCTGGCGAAATTTGTTGAACACCGTTAGGGTAAACAACTACACCATCGTTTTTAAGAATATTATTTGCAGCGTGTTGTATTACAGTAAGCAATCTTGCTAACATATTTATTGCAATTATGTCAACATTGTAACTTGCATCAGCACTTTCTAAATGCCTTTTAACCAATTCCACTGTATTTTGCTCCTCGTTCGTTAATTCAAACGGATTATGAGCAATTATTTGTTGCGGAGTAATTCTTTTAACCCGACTAGGCTTTAAAGTGCCTTGAAGTTCTTTTAACTTTTGTGTTTTCATTTTAATTTACTTTTTTAGCTATAATAGCTTTAAT